TCAAGTTCCAAGTAATTGTGTTTGATGAAAAACTTATATTCATTTGTGATCTTCAAGAAAATTTTCTGTTCAGTCTGTTCAGGCAGTTCAATCACTTCTTCTGTTTTCATGAATACTGCACCAAACTGTGTAAGTCTTTTCTTCAAATGCTTAACGTGCTTATATCCTGTGATTACTTCTTTCTTGTACCCATCACCGTTTTCAATCCATTCTGTCTGAACATAGGAAGCATAAAAGGCTTTCTTGTTAATGTCCCAACCTAACAACTTAAGCTGCGACCACAACCGTTCATACTTTCCTGCGGTTGGTGTACCTGACAGCAAGATCACGCTTTCCGGTTGTAACTTCAATATGAATTTTGACCGTTTAGCGTTTTCATTACATATAAGGCTTGATTCATCAAGTAACAATGTAAAGTCGGTTATATGAGCTATATACTTGCGTCTGAATATCAAATCATAATTGATTACACCGACAATTTGAATGTTCTGATCATACAGGTCTTTGGTTTCAACCAGTGTTCGGAAGTTCACACCTTCACTTTTCTTGGTCAAGTCCATAACCCTGTATTCCGGGTAATACGTTTTCATGTGATTAACCCAGTCATCAATCTTTGATTTTTGGCACACAATCAGATTTACCGTATTGTTCAGCAAGTACATTTTTTCAGCCCCTACAAAGGTTTTACCCAGTCCCATATCTAAGTAATAAGCACACCTGTTTTTATCATCAGTCAGGTTCAACACTTCTTCCTGATGGGGCATGAATTGAAGATCATTCATTATTCATCAGCGTCCTTTGGTGCTTCACCTGAAAGATCAATCTGTAATCTTGCAACCTCAACTGCTGCCCTGTAAACTAATGCATAGTTAGAATCACCATGTGTCTGTGTGACCTTTTTAAGAAATTTATCAATCTTACCAAGGAAGCAACCACACTTGACAGTAATTTCATTGTCTTTATCTCTAAAGAATGTTGTGAAATCGTCCCGGCTACCAATAGCACC